TGTGCTGCCCACACCTCCATCGGTTCAGGCCATTCCTCAAATGGGGTATCTGCCACTAAAGCTGTAATCGGCATCCTAGCCCACATCGCGCCACCATGAACATTCGGTTCGTCGGTGTCGTAGGTCTCTGCTCCAGTAAATATCAATTGAAAGCTTAAACATCTAGTTGGCATTGAAGTCACTGCAATTGCCATCGCATGAATAAATTCGCCATGATACTTCTGGTGATTGTGCGTGTATTCTTTTCTGACCCAGCATTTAAAATGCGGGATATTACTTTGCAGGAAAGCCATTAAATCCCCTATCTTGGCTTAGCGGTTCCATCCATTCTAATTCTGCCACCTTTTTTCATTAGACGTTTACCATCTATTGTTGTTTTAGGAGGTCTTTCTACTTCAGTAAAAGCGGGCTTTGCTTTGGCTATTGCAGGAATTTTAAGGCCGCCATGCAGTTTATCAGTTCCGCTCCCTCTATTGCCTCTTCTCATTTGTTTTTCCCAAGCATCATCCCCTTCAGACCACGGCAATGATCTTAATCCGCTGGGAGGGTAAACTGTAGGCTTTAAGTCCCTTCTGCTTTGCTTAGTTCTACCAGCAGCCTTTCTTTCCTCTGCCGTCATTGTTTTTGGGTTTAGCTTCTTAGAAGAGTCGCCTCTTTCACGATCCAGCTTAACTCCCTTCATTTTTACGGTTGGAGAGTCTTTTTGTTTTTTTGGCTTATCTTTCTTAACCTTGACAGGCTTATCTTTATTTTTATAAAAATCTTCCATTTCTTTTTTTGCTTGCGCTATTTCTTCTTTGCGCTTTCTTCGATCCATAGCCCTTTTATACGATGGGCCTCCTTTGTAGCTTCCTTTACCGCCAAGCAAAGCATCTGACATTGTTCTTGTGTTAGACATATTAATCAAATACCCCCTGCATCTTGTCTAGCATTTTTTCATAAAAAGATTTTTGTCTCGTATTAGCCGCTTGAATAATTGGCTTCATTCCATATTTCTTTTGTCTTTCTGGAGTTAGCCATTCAGCAAAAAGCTTTTGAACCCTAGCGGCTTCCTCAACGGCTTTGTCATCAGATTTGGCTAATCGATCAACTTCTTCTTGAGATTCAAATGTAATTGGCATTGCACCAATATATTTCCTTCTTGCTGGCTTTAACCAATAATGCTCAGGGGTTCTTATTACATCGTAATCGCGTCTTTTTTCTCCAGTACCGCCAGCATCAAAAGCTCTTTGTTCAAGATAGCTTCTAAAGTCTTTCATAAAAGGCATTCTGTATGCCCTGTGCGTAGGCTCATGAAACAGTTTTGTTTGAGGAATCGATCTTCTTGACTCAGCTTGATGCGCCTCACTACGGAACTCAGTAGGGTTTTCGTAAGTTATTTCGTCCGGCTGAGTCGGCTTTCCCCCGTAATAATCACTAAAAGCCATCATGTCAGAATAAGTTTTATTACCAAACTCAGATTTTATTGTAGGAACAGGCGAATCAGGGAATCTATACGTTCCCGCCATTGTAGTGTAAAACTGGCTTTCTCCCCTTTTTGGCATTCCCACTGCCCTGATTTTTGCCGGCCCCATTTCTCGGTCTCCAGAAAGAGCCGCTTGTGCAAACAAGCCTAACTTACCAGTTGTTCTTAGTTCTGGAGGCAGCCTATTCTGCTCTTCCATTCTGGTTTCTATAGTATAAAACTGCTCAGAGGCAAGCCTTTGGGCTTCTCTTTCCTCTCTAGTTAATGGCAGTTCTTTTCTTATATCAGGCATAATTAGTAATAGTTTGCTTTCTTTCCATAAAAAGGCTCATCCTCTTCATCAGTGTTAAGTCTTAAAAAGCCGCCCTGACGGAACCTAAGCAGTGCTTGTGTTGACGAATCAACCAAGTCATCGTGATCGCCAGAGGGGAAGCTGGCAAACTCCTCGATAACCTCTTCGGCAAATCTGGTTTCAGGAGACCACACAATTCCACTAGCAAAGAGATCCGCCACGGCGTTAACACGAGCTATCTTATCGTTTCCTCGTGAAGGGGTATACTCAGAAACGGGTATGCCCATAGCTCGCAACTCAAATATCAACGGTGTTCCGGCAGCCTTGGCTTCAACAATAAAAGCATCAGGTTCCCAATGTTGATAAAAATCAAAAGCAGCTTTCTTTAATTCTGGAAACTCCAGCCTTTCTTTATAGGCATCCAAAAGAATAATATTGGGCTGTTGGAGTCCCTCATCATCCGCACTATAAAATACCCCCCATGTAGTACATGCCGAGTAGTCAGCGCGTTGGGTTTTCAAGAATGCCGTATCCCAAGACTGTATAACGAACTCACAAGGTGGAGGCGCGTCATCCTCCCACCTCTTCCACCATTCCCTTTTAACCAGCGCACCCTCTTCAGAGGTTGGGTTCTGCTGATATTGTGCATTCCACTTGGGTGCTGGCAGTTCATTTCTTAAAGCTTCCAGCTCTTCTTTAGGCCAGAACTGAGGCCATAATGCGTTCCCTGATGGTAAAATTGCAGGAAATTCAATGACTTCCCACTCATCAGTTCCTTTCCTTTGAACCGAGGATTTAATAATCTGACCCGTCAAATCCCTTTTATGCCAGCGAGTCATCACTACAATGATCGCTCCTCCAGGCTGTAATCGTTGCCTTGGGCCTGATGTGTACCAATCATAGACCTTATCAAATACTGATGGGTCAGCACTTTGCCCCTCTTGTTCAGAATGTGGATCATCAATGATGAGGAGATCCGCGCCTTTTCCTGTTACAGCACCACCAACACCAATAGCGAAGTATTCGCCACCTTCGTTGGTACTCCATCTGCCTGCCGCTTTGGAGTCGGCCCTTAAAGCAACTCTAGGGAATAGTTCTTTAAAATCGTCACTATCTACTAGGTTTCTAACCTTTCGCCCGAAACCTACAGATAATTCTGCGGTATGGGCTGTTTGTATAATCTTTTTCTCTGGGAACCTACCTAAGAACCACGCTGGCAAAAGATAGGATGCGAACTCAGACTTAGTGTGTCTGGGCGGCATATTAATTATTAAACGCTTTAACTCACCATTCGCAACGCGCTCAAAGGCTTTAGCCATGATCTTATGGTGAGATCCTTCAATAAATGCGGGCCAAACCCTTTTTATAAAGCTTAGATAACTATCTCTAGCAACCTCTTTGCCTTCTGCATTCTCAAGCTCTTCCAGCAACGAAAGAATCTCGCGCTGCTTCTCCATTGGAAGATTAGGAATATCCTTGAGTAAGTCAGGATCTATTCTGTCAGTTATCGGCATACATTCCCTAGGAAATTTCTATATAGGAATATACCTGTTTAGGAATATTCCTTTCTATGTAATCTTCTTTAAAACTTAGGAATGAACCAGAAGGAATATTCCATACTAGGAATACCCTATAGTCATGTATAACTTATTATATCAAATCTAACCCCTTGACAAGATTGATGCAAGTTTTAAAAAAATTTTTTTGGGCATGGGACTCCTAGGCCTTTTCCTAGAAAAAAAGGGGTACGGAATACATAAGACAAGTATTTATTTGTCAAAAAATAGTAATTATTTGAGCGGATTACTATGTACATGGTGATGGTACACACCCGCGCCTAGGGGGGGTGCGGGTATGCAGGGGAAGGCTCGTGCGCCTGTGCCTTTTTTCGCGCAATGCGGGGGTCTAATGCAACGCCGCGCCAGCATCTTCAGCTTCCGCGCTGTCACTCTCTGGTTCCCGCAATAGCTCTGCCAGCTTGCTCTCTATCTCCGCTGCTATCTCTCCGCTCTCACGGTCTACATTCTTAGTCTCGACGCGATCCACAAACATTCCGCTCGCCCTTGCTAGGATCTCAACAGCTCGCAGCTTGACCGTATCCGTATTCTCTCCGTTCTCGATAAAATGCTTGAGCTTCTCTATCACGAGATCATGAGAAGAAAGCTCCTTTATCTGCTTATTGCGCTCATATTCATCCCTGAGCCTCTTCACCATAGTGGTAACATTGTTGTTCGTCATGAGTCTGCTCGCTTCCCTTCTAACCGTAGCAGGTAGCATGTTTCCGGTCTGATATGCCTCACGATATGCGTCACTCATGCTCATAGTCCCAGAGGCCATACACCGGGCAAATAATCTCTGCTTATCTGTCATTTTGCTTGCCATGCTCGCTCACTTATCTATTGCTTGATCAGTATTCTATTTCTGCTCGTGGTGTGAGTCTGTAGAGCATATTTATTTGCCATCTAATGTATGTTGTATGCGTATCTGTAATGCATTACAATCGGCACATACCGCACACGGTATTAACATAACTAACAAAGGAGTTAACACAAATGAGAATCTTAGAACAAGAAAACGTAAAAGAGTTTATTGCCTTCCTGAACGATCCTTTGAGGATTGAGACTAAGATCTATCACCTTAATCACGGCGATTGGGGCGAAGACATTTATCAAGAATGGCAGCGCATCAAGTCTGGACGTTTTAATAAGCCAGCTTGGATCGGAGTCACCATCGCTAGAATCGTCTTCAATGTGAAAGATGCTCACGCTAGAAAAGCTTTCCTTTCCCTACCCAAAGAAGACCAAACAAAAATCAACACCTATATCGAATATCTAATCGACTACAAAGAAGCTGAGGCCAAGAAATATTGGATCTCTCAGACTGTCAGCAATCTCGCTGCTGGCTTTGCTACAAAGAACGAATACAGACTTCAGAACCCATGCGGCAGCCGTGTTTTGTTTATCGAAGCCAGCTCCGAAGGGGAAGCTGTTTCGCTTGCAACCTTGTCTGGAGAAGACCAATCCGAAAGATGGTCAGTCACTCAAGTGGGAGGCCAATAGATGAAATTCATAATCCTTTATCTTCTCTTCTTCGTTTTGTTCATAGCTCTGAGCATAGTCGTGACTGCTAGCGGTTTAGGAGTCCTTTCTTTCTGGCTTGAGGCAAACACCGATCTCAGTTCGGTATCGATCACAGCGATCAATCTGAGCCTTTGGGCAGCGTATTTCCTTTCCTTTGTGGGAGGGATAAAAGTCTCTGGAGGGCATTTGTAGATCTTAAACGAAATGTCTCGAAAGCTTAGCTAGCGAAGGCTAAGCGAGTAGAGGCCTCGCATGACATTGGTAGTCATGCCTGAACGAGTAACCAGTAGATCTCTCGACAATTAGGAATTGAACAGATGGAATTAACACAAATTACATTAGACGATTTTTACAACTTCACTATCCCATATATCGCTGCTGGGAATACGCAGCCAATACTCCTGTGGGGGCCATACGGAGCCGCGAAATCTTCAGGTGTTCGGGAGCTGCAAAGCAGACTGAACGATCCTGAGATTCAAGCTCAGTTCGGTCTAAAGGGCAGCTATAACCTGTTAGATGTTCGACTCTCTCAGTTTGATGCTGTTGATACTCGCGGCATACCTTACGAGTCGGATGGAAAAACTACTTGGCTGCAACCCGATTGGCTTCCCGATCCTGAGATTCATGGAGAGTTTGGAATCCTGTTTCTGGACGAGCTATTGCTGGCTGCTAAGGGAGTTCAGAACGCCGCCTATCAGCTACTGCAAGAAAGACAATTAGGTGACTACACCTTGCCCCCTGGTTGGTTCGTTCTGGCGGCAAGCAATAGGCCTGAAGATGGTGCTGGTCTCACTGGTGCTAAATTCGACGCAGCTATATCGAATCGATTCGCCTGCCACTATTCAATACTGCCCGATCCTAAGCAGTGGATAGCATGGGCCTCAAAAGCTGGTATCTCTCCCGAAATAATCGCGTTCATCTCTGCATTTGGAGAAGCTACTTTGAACGAGAACGGCGAGACTGATCAAGCTGGCTTGCTGCACGAGTATCCAGACGGCGGAGTGCCGAAAGGGAAGGTATCTATAGCAACCCCAAGAACTTGGGAGTCTGCTTCAAATATCCTCAAGCTTGGCTTAGATCCTAGGCTCGAATCCTTAGCACTTGAATCCTGTGTTGGGAAGGGAGCCGCATCGCAGCTTTCTGGATTCTTGCAGATTGTTAGGACGTTGCCGCCAGCTAGCCAGATCTTTAACGATCCTGATAACGCGCCGATTCCTAGTGAGCGATCTACTCAGTATGCGATAGCCACGATTCTCGCAAACAAAGCAGATGAATCCTCGTTTGGGGCTGCACTGAAGTACTTGCAGCGAGTGAGCGGAGAGCTTGAATCTGTATGCGTAATCATCGCAACGAATCGAAACAAAAACCTATTGAATACCTCAGCTTATGGTGATTGGAAAATCAGACATCAAGCGGAGTCTATTTAATTACTAACAAATAAATAAGGAATGAAATTGAGAACACAACAAAACAATTTAAACAATGTCCGAATTCAGGACTCGTGCCTGCTCGTGAAAGTCACAGTCAAGAAGTTTGGCAATAGCCGACAGGACAAGGAAGCGAGTCTCAAAGCTGCCGACGATCACAATGCAAGCACCGATGTTGTAAAGGTGAATAAGAAGCTGCTGAATTCGCCTGTTATCTCTGCTCTCTCGAAGGTGCAGGGGCAGATAACCAATGGCCCTGTATCGGTCTTCACTCTACCTTGGGAGGAAAAGAGTTGGAGATTGATTGAGAGAAATGTAATCCAAAAATTTGAAGGGAAGCTCAAAGAGCATTTCGATAAATTTGAGGAATATAAATCTGAGCTTGAGAAAGATATCGATAAAGTTTTGGAACGCGCTAGAAGAGATCTTGGAGATCTTTTCAGGGAATCCGACTTCCCTTCCAAGCAAGAAATTATTGATGCCTATTCGATCTCTGTCGAGTACAGAGGCCTAAGCAGGGATAACACTAACGATGTTCGCTTTGGGCCTTCTGCTGAGTGGGTGCAGGCTCAACAGGAGCAAGCGGAGAAGCTCACAGAACAGAGAATCCAGAGAAGTCTGGAGACTGTTCACAACACGGTCATAGATTCGCTTGATCACTTGATTGATCGATTGAACGCGCATGGGGTTAAGAAGGCAGGCGGCACTCGAAAGCAGTCCTTTAACGACTCCATGATTGATCAGCTCAACACGCTAGCGGAGATCCTTCCTTCGCTCAATATCACTGGAGATGCTCGACTAACACGAGCCTCCAATGAATTGCTGACAAAGCTTAGTGGATTAGATCCAAACGAGCTTAGGGAGAATAAATCTCTCAGGGAATCTGTCGCAAAAACTGCTGAGCAGATTAAAGACGATTTAACTGGCGGGTTTTTTGATTAAGGAGAATCAATATGTCACTAGCAGAAACAAAAATTGAAAAGGCGCGAGTGAGAATGGTTTATTCACAGCCATTCTTTTCTTGCTTTGCTCATAGATTGTTATTCATAGAAGACAATCGGACGCAGACAATGGCTACCGATGGCAAGGCTATCTACTGGAATCGTGCTTGGGTAGAAGAGCGCACGATACAGGAGCTTGAGTTTGTGATCGCTCATGAATGCGCTCACTGCGCTTGGGGTCACCACATTCGTAGGAAGGGCCGAGTCGTTTCGACTTGGAACGAGGCATGTGATTACGCGATCAATGTCACACTAAAGAAAGCTGGTTTAACTTTCCCTGAAGGCGGTCTTATCAATCTTGAGTGGGATAAGCTCTCTGCTGAGCAGATATTCCTTAAGCTCAAAGCTGAGCAGAAAGATCAAGAGCAAGACGATCAACAGGGAGAGCAGGGAGATGGTCAGTCAAATAATGATCAGCAAATAAATAATCCTAGTGGAGATTCTGGGGAGTCGGATGACGATGGCTCAGAAGATTCCGGCGAGTCTGGAACGGATTCATCTAGCTCTCAAGGCGAAGATGATAGTCAAGGCGAGCAGGACAGCGGAAATTCTCCCTCAGAATCTTCATCTAACGAAGGCCCAGCGAAGCCAGTTCCCGCAAAGGAATGGGGGGAAGTTTGGGATGCAACCAATGAAGATGGCTCTCAATTGAGTGAAGCTGAAAAGCAAGATGCCGAAAGACAATTGGCTTCTCAGGTTTTTCAAGCAGCTCAAGCGGAAAAGAAAGCGGGTCAGGGTAAAGGCGATTGGGTTAACGAGATCCTGAATAGTGATCGCGGAGCGGATGAGCCGTGGTATGAATACCTTAAAGATGCCTTAGTAGATACTGTGTCTAGCGAGCAGACCTACAACAGGCCTGACAGGAGATTCCTAGGAAGGGGTCAGATACTACCCTCCTATGATAAGAATCCGAATGGAACGCTAGCAATAGCTGTAGACGTTTCTTATTCATTACTTGAAGAAGAGCTTAGGGTTATCTCAGGCCATGTCGAAGACATAATCGACACGGTGCAGCCCGAAAAGATCATAGTCATTTACTGTCACGAGATAGTGTGCGCTGTAGATGAATTTGATTTGGGAGATGAATTTAAGCTTAGGATTCCAGAGAAGGGCGGCACAGAGTTTAATCCTGTATTCAATTACATTCATGATAATTGCTTAGATCCTACGGCTCTAATCTATTTCACGGATGGATACGGATACGTTGGGCCGAAAGCTTCTATCTTCTTGAAGTTTGAAGAGCCAGATTATCCTGTATTCTGGGCAACCAATCGCGTCTCGCCTACCTTTTATGGCTGCGAGGAATTTGGAGAAGTGATAGAGGTCTCCTAGGCCTCTATCTATTTTATAAGGAATAATTTTATGAGCGATCTTAGATTTCACGACTGCGACAGGTCAGAGGCTTGGAGAGAATATGATGCGAATGGGATATACCTTTGCATTGTATGCGATATCTGTGTCTCTGCTAAGCTTGGGGGTTATCGGCCAGAGGTTTTGACCGATCCTAATTATGAATCCTATGAAGACAAGGAGGAGAGCTGATATGAAATATGAAATCAATTTAGTCCTGAGAGATGAAGGCGGGAGAGTATGGCACGAGACATTAAAGAACAGCTCGATAGATGCCATCTGCGACATGGCAAAATACGAGCGAGTAACCATTCAAAGTGTAAATGCAAAGCTGATACCCCAGCATAAGCTGGGGTTGAAGGCGGCAGCAAGATAGAACATAATCAAATTTCTAACGATCCCTTCGTTAGAGAAACCCTTCGCGTTAACACCGCGCCGTCTCTCTCTCCTTTCTGGAGGGGGAGACATCTCTATTTATTTACCAACCAATAAATAAGTAATCCAAGCCAAGATTCATAGCTAATGATTTCCCCAGTACATGTTATTGGTTCCAGTAGTATTTGCATTTGGTCATAGTGCTTTGGAAGCAAGCACAACAGGTAACAATAACACTGCTGTCGGTACATTTGACGGTATTAAAAATCCTCATCTAACGAAGACCGTCCATTTCTAAAGGGCTGTAGCACATTTTTTATAGTGGTTGGATTCCCCATACGACTGCGTTTTAAAACACTGCTGTAGGAAATATGTATAATGGAATTCCTCAAGGCCGATATCTCTCTATGTCCCAAGCGAGATTGATCCACTCGTGGCCGAAACGGATCTCCAACCCCATCATGATAAGGCCCAACATTTCTACAACAGACTTTGCAATTTCTACAACAGACATATAGAAAAGATTTAGGTATAGGAGAGATACGAACAGGTACGTCTTGCATCCAAAACAGGAGGCCATTGAAGACAACCTATACGATTATCATTTAACTGATAATTTATTAAAAAAATCATAATGAGTTGGTTAACAATCTTGGCCTGCTGCCAATATGTATATGAAGACGCAATTGGAGATGCCTATAGAGAAAAACTAATAAACATTTTTGACTCCAAAGAAAGGGCAACTGCACTCCTGAAGTGGTTGCCCTTTTTTGATTAAGATTGTTTGGGGAACAACCAAAACCAGTGAGTATTATGACAAAACTATTTGATCTCGATAAGCCCCTGCTGAATCCTTCTCTTGATAGTCACTAAGATGTAATGCTGAAACTGTTCGCTGTGATCTATTCGTCTGAAGGTTCTACTCTCAGCATCAGAAACCTCATAGTTATCGAATGACCTGTGACACTTACTGCATAGGTCTGCCACGAATATATCTTCTGGCTTTCTTCCTACGCCCTTGCCGTAATGATTGGATCTCATGCCTTGATAATGGCAAGCAACCACAGTGCCATCCATTACCCCGCAGCAAACACAACTTTGATCTCTAGCCCCATTCAAAAGAGCCTTGCTTTTTATCGCTTCATTCATCTTCTGGCCTTGGTTTTTTCAGGGAAAGAACTTTCCTTTGCTTTCTATTTGCCAGCTTGTGTCTATGATTGGTTGCTCCTTGATCAACTGCTTCTATCTCATTGCCCTCGTGCAAGTACTTAGCGATCAATTCGTCAATCGTTTTGCTTTCGTCTTCCTTATTCATGCCTCTCCTAATCAGCCATGTGATCTAATATTTTTTTAAGTAACTCTATGTCGTCCTGATTCTCTGTCTCTGAGTCATCAATAATTATTTGATGAACAACTCTCTCTCCTTCAACACCAAACCCATCCAAAACTTTTCTAAACATCCTAGCAAAACGCATTAAACTGTTTGTAAACATCGCGTCCTTCGGGGTGTTGCCGAACACGCCTGACATGCTGGGTGTTCTCAGATAGATCCCAGCTTGAGTAGCAACTGAAAGAATCCACTCTGCTGTCCTGTGTTGTTTCAAGTCAATCAAATCTTTCATTAATAATTTATCAATAAATAATTGATCTTTTATCTTGACCCTAGAAACCTTTTCTCCTTCCGCTAACTCAAGACTAGTCGAGTGCTTCTGGTGTATTTCCTTGGTTCCTATATCGTTTATGATAGCTGGGGGGTCACCCGTGTTTTCTTTTTTAACCATTAAAACTCCCATTCTTTTTCCGTTTCATGCGGGGAGATTTTTATTTCTTCTTCTATCTCGTAATCCAAATCAATCGATTGATCTGAATAGGTTCCAGTAGGTACGTCATAATCCAATTCAACCTTCCCTGTTGTACCTACCCATTTAAATCTAACTTTCCATGCGTGAATCTCTACTGTTTTATCTGGAGATAAGTGAACTGTTATGCCTAAGTCTGCTTTTGCAAAGAACGAAGCCGAACCAGATATGTTCATGCCTTTTGGCACAGGCATCGTTCCATCCATGTTTGATTGCATCTTTGCTGGGTGAGCGATGAACCAGATATGGATGTCATTAGCCCTAGCAAACATCACCAGCCGAGTAAGTAATTCGTTTATTCCCTGATGTTCGTTATCCACTTTCCTGTTTTGTTCTATGTAATTGTAAGGATCAATAACCAAACCTTTCATATTTCCCCATCTCATGCAGGCCTGTCTCGCCCTGTCCAGTATGCTTTCAATGGTTGCTGTCTCTCCTCCCCTCTGCTCAAGAAACATGAAGTGATCATTGACCCACTCAAGAGCTTGGTCTGCTTCGTCTTTGCTCATCCTTGCTGTCGGCCCGTCAAAATATGGTTTCAATATATACTTCTCTGACAGTTTGGCGATGTGCAACGCGCAAGGATTCTCAAAGGATGCCACTGCAAACTTCCAGCCCTCTCTTCTTGCAAGGTTAACCATCAACTGATCAATGAACTCTGACTTACCAGACCCAGGAAGTCCTGTCACAATACTGAGCTGTCCCGGAACTATGGTGAAAAGTGAATCAACTGAAGCTATACCTGTTGAAACGCCGCCATAAAGCCCCTGAGTGTATAAATGATTAAGGTCTTGGGAGTAGTCATTCGCAGAATAAACCCCCTCAAGAGGCATAGGCTGCGCCTTAGACACTATTTCTCTTAGCCTTTCAGCCCCTTCGCTTTTAAGGATGTCATTTGCATCCTGATTCTTAGGGAAATCTACAGAAAAACACTTAGCCCTGCCGCATCTTCTGGCTAATTCTTCACGCAAAGCCATGCCGCTTTCATCATGGTCAACTGCCAAGATGATTTTCTGTGCGTTCTGTATCTTTTCTTTTGCGTTCCAAACGTAGGCATACTTCTTGTCTTCGTCTGGATCTACCCTTCTCTCTGATACTTTTTGTGGTGCGCCATTCGGTACTGAAACCACATTGCCTATACCAGCGCAAGCCATAGCCAACACATCACACTCCCCCTCAACTATCACTATCGTTTCGGCATCATCCTCTACCTGATCTATCCCCCAAAAGGTTCTGGCTGCACCGTCTTGAGTAAAGTTTTTACCCTGAACACTTCGCCACTTGATAGCCTCGTTATCACCGTAAACAAAACCAACTGCATCAAGCTCCCCTTCTCCGTTGAAATATTTCAAACCAGATACAACCTGAAAATTCTTTACACTCAGAGGATCGATTCCCCTGTTACTTAAAAACTTATCTATCAACGTCTCATCCTTTTCCTTGGGAACTGATATGGCTGTCACGGTTGCCTTTTGCACCGTATCTTTTCTTGTATATTTGCCGCTCAATCCACAGTGAAAACACTGATAAAGAACTTTGTTCCCCTCTACTGTAACCCCTAAACTCTGTACGTTTTTCTTCTTCCTTTCATCCGAACATGCTGGGCATTTGACCCTGCAATTTTCATAGATACTAGACATGAAGTAATCAATGTCTTCCTGATTCATGCTTGAACTCCTTTTTGTTTGATGGTTATAATATTTCTTATAGGAATATTCCTGTCTGGTTTTACCCTTAAAAATTTTAGGAAGATTCCAAACTGGAATATTCCTGTACAATCTCTTTCCTAATATCTTTTGCTACCTTCTTCTTCCTGACTCCCACTTCCAGCATGATCTTCCTTATAGATTGACCTAGCTTTTTGTGATCCATGCCAAGCTGGTTACAAAAAAAAATGTGGTCATTGCTGCTAACAAAAGCGGAAACATCTGAACGAACAGAGCTTCGGGAACTTGCCATATCCATGATTACCCCTGTGATTATTTTTAAAGCAATCTTCTGGAGCTTAGGGTTGCTCGTTGCTGCCTTGTTCACAAACCATGATTTCACATCTGGGGTTTTCTTTGTCGAGGCCGTGGTAAATATGCTTCTCTTTAACCTGTCTATCATTGCCATATATTTTCCCCTGCATAGCATCTAAGACAACCGACTCATCCAAGTCTGGTCTTCGCGTTCTATAATAGATAGTCATCGTGACTGATAAATCCCCTTCTAGTAGCGGGTCTAGTGTCGGGCATTGGGAGCTAAACTCTTTGAGATAATCCCTAGCCTTCTTTGATTTGATGAACGCAGGCCTGCCTTTTATCGTAACCAACATCCTACTATTGGCTTTACTCGCTGGCTCTCCGTTAACTACAAATTCAAACATGGTTTACATAGTACGCATTACATGATACAAATACAACTAATGGAATGTGGAATCCAATCAATGAGTAAGATGACTAATTATATCCTTCATTTGGAGGACAGTGGAGCTATATGTTATGACGATGAATCAAGAAGATACTTTCAAACTGGACGATGTGCCGATACCCAAGCTGCCAGAAAGGGAGAACTTGGAGAAGGAAATAATCGAAACGATACAGACTATGCCGCAGGGCAAGAGCTTCTTTGTGCCGATAGATTCCAAGAAGAAGCAGAAAAAGAAAGCACTTGCTATCAGGGCAGCAGCCAGAAGACACGCAGAGAAATACCCAATCAAAAACTTTCGGGTGTTAATGTGGAAGGAGTCGGTTTCGGTGGAAGGCTTCCCGCAAAACAAGAAAACAGTAGAAGGGTTGAGGGTCTTTAGAGATGAAGATCACCAATCAATTCCAATTACCTGAGTTTGTTTCCAATGCTCTCACTAAAGACACCTATAGCAGAGGCAGCAGCAGCTACTCGATAACACAGCTTATTGATTCCCCTCGCATCCGAATACTTCAGCACAGGTATAAGGACGAGATGGAGCAAGATGTTGTTGACTTTTTATGGAGTCGATTCGGAACGGCTGTTCACAATATGTTTGAGGATAACGTCGAAGCCGACAACCTCATTACAGAAGAGCGACTATTCCAAGACATAGAAGGATGGAACATCTCTGGTGCTATTGATCTGCAAGAGGTTAATGCAGACGGTTCAATTGGTGTAAAAGACTACAAGGTTACATCTGTCTGGTCGGTTATCTTTGATAAAGAGGAATGGCACAAACAGCTCAATGCTTATGCGTGGTTAGTCAGGCATAGCAAGAACGTCCCTGTCAAATCTCTACAGATCATTGCGATCTTAAGGGATTGGCAAAGGAGAAAGGCACAAGAGGATGAGGGATACCCCTTGTCTCCAATACATATCGTGGACATACCGCTTTGGTCTGACCAAGAGCAAGACTTATATATTGAACAGCGAATAAACATACATCAGCAAGCAGAGTTTGCAGAGCTGATGGATGACGCATTGCCTTTGTGTAGCGATGAGGAGCGGTGGAAAAAGGAAGACAAGTACGCTGTCAAGAAGAAGGGGAACAAGAGAGCTTTGAGAGTTTTCTCTAGCAAGGAAGAGGCTGATGATTATCAAAGTAACTCAGACCAAAACCTTGTCATAGAAGAAAGAAAGGGAGAATCAACAAGATGTGTACAGAACTGGTGTCGAGTCAACCAGTGGTGCAGCCAACACCAAGAGGAACAGTAATGAAGGTGAGATGGATTGTGGAAGTCAGGGGGAGACTCAGAGAAAACAAAGACAGTGAAGAGGTTGTTTTTTTAGGGCCGTTCAGCAGCGAAGAGGAGGCGTGTGACATATCTCTTTCAATGCCAGCAGATCTATTCAGTGTATCGGTTCACCCCTTTATGGAAACGGAAAAACAGATCAGGGAATTGATGAAAGATTTAACAGAACAAGAGGCGGGTCAAATCATGCAAACATATTTTATGGTTCAGGAGAAAATGAATGCTAGGAACTGATAAAACAATTTACGAAAAGATGGTTGGGGTATGGTCGATCATCAAAGTACCCAAGCTACAAGCCGCTCTTGTAAGCGGGGAAGTGGTATTTACTTGGACAAAGGGCGAGCTTTTTAAACTGGCATTCAAAAACTTTGATGAGCTTGCTCCCATAGAAATAGTGAACCTGATTGAGAAGGCAATGCTTATGGAGCATGGCATTCCCAAGGGTCATTATCGAGCGGATCTATCGGGGTATTCCCATGATCCATTTCTTTCACAAAACTAAAGGAGTTTTACATGAGCTTTAGAATCATTGAAGAGGTTGAGAGGCCTCAGAAAAAATCACCATCTAAATATCCTTGGGCAGACATAGAGGAGGGGTGCGGAATATTTGTTCCAGACGAAAGCCCAGATAAGCAGAGAAGGCCTAGCTCTCTCAAGACTAATGCAGAGAGATACTGCAAACGGCATGGACTTGATTGGACTTGGGAAGCTTTTCGCATAGACCTAGATGGGGAGTGGGGAGTTGTTTGCCAAAGGCCAACAGCATGGGACAACCATGAAGGGAGATTATTGTGAGCGATATTCTTAAAGCAGAGGATGTCTGGAACACTCTCTACAATGTTGATGTCAGCAAGTTTGCTAAAGAAAAAAACAACCTGATCTATCTCCCTTGGAACCAAGCTGTGCAGTTGATGATGCAAAGTTATCCACAATGGCATTATGAATTTAGTGATGACGAGATTCACCCAGACGGATCAATGACTGTTCATTGCACAGTGGTCATATCTAATTTAGCTAAGAGAATGTGGTTGCCTGTTATGGATTACCGCAATCGTGCCATCAAAAATCCAAACGCAAAGGACATAAGCGACAGCAAGATGCGGTGCTTAGTCAAGTGCATCGGGATGTTCGGTCTTGGGTTCAGGCTTTACGAAGGTAAGGTACAGCCAGAAGACACATGGGATGACGTTGTAGTTGATGACATAGATGAGCCTGTCAAGGATAAGCCTGCAAAAAAATCCAAGAAGAAAGAAGAGGCGGTTCTTGATATAGACGATATCCCAGGGTGGGACGATGAGGATGAACCGAAAGCCAAGCTTGAAAATATGGATGAGGCGCAGTCATTGTTGACTTCTCAATCAAAGGCTTTTGATGGATGGACGGAAAAGGATGCTGAGGTTTGGGCTGATCTGTTCTTGCAGACGGCTACCCATTTTGCTGTAGATGCTGATGGTCTGCACAGTCTATGGGACGCTGAAGACAATAAGCGAACAATCCATTTCTGCAAAGAAAACTTTCCTGAATCTTTCAACAAAATAAAGAATGAATTCACTAAACGTAAAAACGAATTTAACGAGGGGGTTAAATGACGAATAAAGAAATCGTGAAGAAAAGAAGGGATATGTACAAGAAGCATTTCCCTGATGAGCCTGTCAAAAGAGGCAGGGGTAGACCGCCTAAATACAAAACAGATGATGAAAGGCGCGAAGCAAATAAGGCATCTCGAAAAAAATTCAAATCTACAAGGGCCAATATTGGAATCCCAAAGTCCATGCAGAAAAGAATAGATGAGAGCAAGCGCAGAACAGAAGATGAACTAGGTTTCAAGTTAACTTATGTGCAGTTTTTTACAATGTTACTAACGAGGTACGAGAACAATGAGCGATAAATATGAATCAGGCCCGAAATCAACTGGCGGTTTGTGGATGAACAGGAACAAACAACCTAACTCAAAGCAGCCAGATATGGTTGGCAACGTGGTGATTACCTCGCAGCAACTCAAGGCGTTAATCGAACAGCACAAAGCGAATGTTGCTAATCCAGATCCAGACTTTGAGCTTAAGCTGGACATTGCTTCTTGGGACAGGGTTGCACGACAAACAAGTCAGGAATACAAATACCTTTCCACTGAGGTCTCAACCAAGAAAAAAGCTGGTCGCCCAAGGGATGACATGGATTTTGATTGATGAGGTTTGATGTTGATAGAAAAGATGTGATAACTATTTCACGGCTAATAGATACTTTATCGGGAGCATTCCCAAGACGGTCAGAGGAGATCAAAGATGTTTGCATCAAGTCTGACCTTGGGATTGTTGTCGAGCTTTGCAGTGCAAAGAAAGAAAGAACTAGAAGGCAAGAGAAATACTATCGCAAGTGGTGTGGTGAGTTCGCCAAGCATTGCGGCATGACCCCAGATGAGATGCACGAGGAGATGTTGTGCGCTGCATTTGGGAGCGAGGAAGTGAAAACAAAATTTGGTATGAGGCGAAGACCCTTGCAGAGAAGCGGTGAATCAAGTGTAGGAAAGTACGCTGAGTTAATTGACACCTTGATCAGGGTTGCTGGTGAGATGGGGTTTGTTGTCCCAATGGCTAATGAATATTGATTACCTGTCTTCTGGAATATACTTACTGATTGACAATCCTTTTGTTGTCTATGTCGGTCAATCGATAACTCCATTATCAAGGATTGGTCAGCACCTTAAGGAAGGCA